CACCCGTTTTCGGTGGGCTGGTGGGCGCGGTCAAACGGCGAGAGTGTGCGGTCAAAATCGGGCGTAGAGCTTCATTTCCCGCGCGGTAGCTGCATTAGGATTGGGGAGTGGTACGGGTGGAGCGGGCGGGAAAATGAAGGGCTTAGAATGACGGCTGGAGAAGTTGCGCGAGGCATATTGCAGCGCGAACAAGCAATGGGGCTGGGGGGTAGAGTTTTAGCGGGCGCAGCGGACAGCGCGATCTATGCGCAGTCTAACGGCAATAGCATTGCGACAGATATGGAGCTAGTTGGGGTTAGATTTGTGCCGTGCGCAAAGGGTGCAGGTTCGCGGGAAAATGGCTGGGAGGTAATGCGGGGGATGATTAAATCCGCGTCAACTGGGGGCGATGATAGGGGTTTGTGGGTATTTTCAACTTGCCGTCAATTTATCCGCACAATACCTGTTTTGCCGCGCTCAAATAATAATGATAGAGATATTGATACAAATTCTGAGGATCATATTGCAGACGAGACGCGCTATGAAATAATGACCGATATTAGCGTTGGGAAAATGGTTAAGATTAACGGATTTTAATAGGGCGGTTATGAATATAAATATGACTATGGCGAAGTGGGAGGTTGTTTGGCAAACCATGCGCGATGTTGTTGCTGGTCGTGATGCAGTAATTGAGCATGATATTGTTGTTTGCGGTGGCGGATTTGGTTCGCGCGATGCAATAGCCCGCCCGCATTTATATGCTTACGTTAATCCATTGGGCGGTCAGCTTGCAACTGATTACACATCTTATTTAATGCGCGGCAATTTCTTTGGCGCGACTGATCGGACTATTAACGCATTCGCTGGATTGATTTTTGCAAAAGAGCCGGAAATTGAAACGAGTGATGATTTTGAGGATTATTTGGCGGATGTTGATTTGCAGGGAACGTCAGCGCGAGATTTTGCGCAGAAATTGGTTTACGAGGAATTAACAGTTGGTCGTGTTGGGGTATTGGTTGATTACACGACAGATAATGATGGTGGGCGTGCATATCTATCTATGTTTGCAGCCGAATCAATTAAGTGCTATCGTGAGCGCTTTATCAAGGGGGCTGGAAAGGTTCTGGTGTTTTTGGAGTTGATGGAAAAATACCAAGATAATGATGGAAAAGATTGTGAACAAAAGCGCGAACTATCTATTGATGCGAGTGGGTATTATTTGCAGCGTGTTTTGCGGATTGATAATAAAACAGGCATATATATTGAGGTTGAAAGGTTTGAGCCAAAGATAAATGGCAAAAGAATGAGCCGCATACCTTTTTATTTTATTGGTGGATGTGAAATTAGGAAGCCTTTATTACTTGATTTAGCGCATACTAATTTGGCGCATTGGCGTAATGATATTGATTTGGCTCACGGGCTGCACTTTGCGGCAATCCCAACTCTGTACGTTGTCGGTCACCAGCAAAACGACACAGAGGCTAAGCTATCAATAGGGGGGGATGCCGCAATGGTGCTGTCAAACCCAAACGCCAAAGTTGGATATGCAGAGTTCACGGGCGCGGGGCTGGGGGCTATACGCGACCGTGGCAATGATTTGATGGCACAAATGGCTGCACTTGGCTCTAACGTCCTATCGTCAGAGCGACAGGCAAACGAGACACTAGGTGGAGCAGAGCTTCGTACGGCGGGCGAGCGCGGGGCATTAACAGCTATTGCACGCGATGTTGGTATTGCTTTGAGCGATTCGCTCCAGATGATGGTTTCGTGGACGCTAGGAGGGGTGGATGCTGAAGTTGAAATTGAACTCAATACCGATTTTGGAGCACACCGAATGGACTCTCAGATGTTGACTGCGCTTGCGAATGGGGTTAATTCTGGAATCATCCCAATGCAAGTATTTGTTGATAATATGAGGCGCGGCGGTATTGTTGGAGAAGGATTATCTAATGATGATTATATGGCGGTGATTGAAAATGAATCTCCATCAATAAAGCCAAGCAACACGCCATTAGATAATAATGACTGATTTACAAATACTAGAGGCTTTAGCGACACTTAGGCAGGTGTTAATGGGGCGCGTTGCGTCTTATATGCTACTGACGCTTGACGCATTATTGGCATCAATTTCAAAGGAGATTGAAAAAAAAATAATGGGTGAAGTGGAATTAACCGAATTGGGAAAAGCTGATTTAAACGGCATGGTGCGTGATTTGCAGGCGCTTATACAGCTACCGGCCCCAGATTTATTTGGAGTTGCCAATGCTGCTGCTATGGGTGTTGTGAGTGATTTTGCTCGTGTAAATATATCAGCATCACTGCCGCCCGCCGAGCGACTGCAAAGCATTGCAAAGACATCATTATCAATGGGGGATACCATTGGCGGTTGGTATAGCTCTCTCAATAATCAAGTGCAAACTGATATTGGGAGAGCTGTTCGTGCGGGTGTTGCAATGGGGAAAACAAACCGTGAAATATCCAAGGATATAATTGCAACAAAAGGTGTTTTAACGGGCGCTGAAACGCTGCAAAAAGCCAAAAGAAACGCAATGGCAATAACTCGCACAGCAGTAATGACGGCTGCCAACAAAGCCACTGAAGCATCATATAAGGCAAATATAGAGTTTATTAAGGCTTATTTATTTGTTGCCACGCTTGATAATCGCACATCCGTGCAGTGTATGGCGCTAGATGGATCGGTGTGGTCGATTGATGGCGAATTGATTAAGGGCGCAAAAGGCGTACAATCAAAAAAACCAGAGCTACCTCTGCACTGGAATTGCCGCAGTGTTTATGCGCCCGTCACGAGATTGTCGGATATAGCGCCAAGCACAAGGTCAAGCATGGGCGGTCAGATTAGCTCTCTGATAAACTTCGAGAAATTTATGAAAAAAGAGGGCGATGAATTTGGAATTAAGATGTTAGGAAAGAAAAGATACTCTCTTTATAAAGATAATAAAATATCGTTATCCGAATTATTAAATACAAGAACATTAGAGCCATTATCAATGGCAGAATTGAATAAGATTTATCCACAAAAGTGAAAGGCGAAAAGTGAAAACCGAAGAAGAATGGGCTGCTGAAATGGCGGCTGCGCACGAAGCAAATAAAAAGCTTGTGCGGGACATGAATGCGCTCAAAGCAAAAATGGATGGGATTGATCCTGTTGAATATGCCAAACTCAAAGAGGGGCATGATGCCGCGATCAAAGAAAGTGGATTGAATGCAAAGAAGGCGAAGGATTTGGAGGTTGCATTGCAAGCCAAAGAAGCCGCGTTATCGAAGCACTTGATTGACTCCAGCCTGACATCTGCACTAGCTGCTGCGGGCGTGTCCAAAGAGCTTCTCGGGGGCGCTAAAGCGCTACTCGGGGGCGCGGCAAAAGTCGCGGCACTGGATGATGGTAGTTACTCTGTAACCCTTGGCGGCAAGCCATTGGCGGATGCCTTGGGGGAGTGGACGAAGGCGGATGGAAAGAGCTACATCCAGCCCCCTGCCAATTCCGGCGGCGGTGCTGGGCTTGGTGGGGCTGGTAGTGGCGGGGCTGGTGGCAAAGCTACAATGACCCGACAGCAGTTTGACGCGTTGCCGATTGCCGCACAAGCGGCGGCGGCGGCTAATACGATTATTATCTAAGGAGTGGATTGAATGGCTGGTGAATTGAATAACTTGATTGCGCCGATGTATGCTGCGCTGGATACTGTGTCCCGTGAAGCCGTAGGCATGATCCCGGGCGTGATGCGTGATGCTCGCACTGATACATTGCCGCTTGGGCAGACTGCGTTTGTCCCAGTGTCGCGCAAATCTACCGCGATTGACATCGTGCCCTCAATGCAACTGCAAGATGTTTCACGGGCGGTTACAGATACTATTGAGGTGCGCATTACAAAGTCCAAAGCCGTCCCAATTGGGTGGACTGGAGTGCAAATGGAGCAGGCGCAAACCTCTGGCATGCTTGATCCGATTATGCAAGGCGAGTTGCAACAGGCAATCCGCGCCATCGTCAATGAGATGGAGGGCGACTTGGTTCGCGCGGCTCAGCTCGGTGCAAGTCGCGCGTGGGGAACTGTCGGCACGATGCCATTTGCAACGAATCTCGGCGATAGTGCGCAGTTGGTCAAGATGCTGACGGATAACGGCGCTCCGCCCACGGCTCGCAGTCTCGTGATTGATACCGCAATTGGTGCATCGCTCAGAACACTGGGGCAAGTCACCAAAGCCAACGAGGCTGGTAGCACTATGACGTTGCGTGATGGGGAGTTGCTTAATATCCACGGGATGTCCATCCGAGAGAGCGCTGGATTTTCACTGCAGCCTGCAAGCGCTGGTGCTGGGTACAAGACCAACACGGCGGGCTATGGAGTTGGGGCAACGTCTATTACCCTAACTACTGGCACAGGGGCGATTGCAGCGGGCGACACTGTCACATTTGACGGAGACCCCAACAAGTACATCGTCAAAACTGGCATCACATCGCCCGGCGTTATTGTGATTCAGCAGCCGGGGTTGCGTAAAGCCATCCCTGCATCCGCCAAGGACGTGACGCTCATTTCAGTCGCGCCGCAGGCAGTAGCGTACTCACAAGACGCAATGCTGCTTTGCACGCGGCTCCCAGAAATGCCCGTGGGCGGCGACTCTGCATCCGACAGCAAGGTCATTGTCGATCCACGCAGCGGTATTGCGCTACGCCTGTCACACTACAAGGGCTTTCACGCGGCGACTTACTACGTCAGCGCCAATTGGGGCGTGGCGTGTATCAAGCCCGAGCACTGCGTAGCGATGTTCTATTGATTTTTTAACGGGGTGGTGGAATGATTGTTGAAGACGGAACTGGATTGCCGGATGCAAACTCTTATGCGCCTATTGCCACTGCTGATGCCTATTCCGCCCTATCCGGCGCTGGGATTGACGCGGCATTGGCGTGGGGCGCTCTCGAGGATGCGGCAAAAGAGCAACATCTAATCATTGCCACCGATTACATCGACCGCAGATTCGCGGGGGAGTGGAAGGGTTATGAACTCAAAGAAGGAGTCCAAGCCCTTGCATTCCCGCGCCGGATTGGCGTTGGTTGGTGGGATGATTGCAACAACAGAGTGATTGACGGATTGCCGGCTGGATTAGTGCGGGCTACTGTGTGCATGGCGCTCGAAAGCATGGATAAGGGCGGTGCCTTGGATGATTTGCCGGATTCCGGCGGCATTGTTTCCGAGCGCGTTACAAATTCAATCCAAATCCAATATCAGGACGGCTCAGGCCGCATGAGCGCTACTAAAATGGTAGCATTGCAGCACCTAAATGGCTTGTTAATCAAGCCCCAAAACGGAATTATGAGGAGGATTATCCGTGCCTGACACTGCTTCAATCCGCGCCCAAAAAACTGCAAAGCGGTTGATTGATAAGCATGGGACTTGCATCACGCTGCGAACCACTAGTGCACCACAATATGACCCTGCTACGGGTCAGCAAAGCGTTGCAAAGACGGATGCAGTCATGCGGGCGGTCGTGGAGGCATATTCGCGGCGCGACATTCAATCCGCTCCCTCAATAATTGCAGCGGGAGATATTAAGGTGACCATTGCGGGGGTTGGAAATCAGACCCCAAAGACAGGAGATTACGTTGCTTTGGCGGGCGTGGAGATGGTTGTACTATCGGTGCAAACCGAGTTCGCTGGCGGGTTGTCAATCCTGCATTTTTTGCATTGCCGAGGGGTAGCTTAAAATGATTGGTGCTACAAAATTCGGAGCGTCAATATCCAAATTTTCTGACGAGGCGAAGAAAAACATGCAGCTTGCCGTGGGCGAGGCGGCGATGGAATTGACCAAGCGCGTGATTGAAAAAACGCCCGTCGATACAGGTAGACTGCGCTCCAACTGGCAGGCATCAATTGATGTTCCGGCGGTTGGCGAGTATCAAGGCATGGACGAGCCGCTAGCAAGGGCAATGGGTGCTATCCACGGCTCTTTTGGGCGCGTTTTTTGGCTCTCGAATAACCTGCCCTATGCCGCGCCGATTGAATACGGTCACAGCAAGATCAAAGCCCCGCTAGGGATGGTGCGGGTATCTGTTGCAGAGGTGTTGCAAATAATGCAAAATTGGAGAGCGCCGTGAGCAAATACGACAAAATTCGCGCGGCTCTCGAAAAATGCGTGAATGATATGCCAAGTAAAATATCCACGGTTTTTTCGAACGCGCTACAATCAACGCCGCAAACGCCGCATCAAATTGTTGATATTTTGTGGACGGTCAATGGCAGCGGAACGGTGAATGACGGGATTGGAAAAACGCGAATTGAAGGCATATTGCAAATCCGCCCGAGATTCAAAGCGCAAACTGGAAGTGGCGAATTGATTCGATATATTGATTTATTATCGAATTATTTTCAACGAGGAAAATCAATTCAATGGGATGATGTTGTTGTGGTTATTGATAGGCATAAACCACCATCTCCAAGTTATTTGGATGAGGGTTATTTTTCAATGGCTGCATCTATTGGGTTTTATTGTTATATTTAATGGTTTATTATGAAAATAAGCATTTGTGGAGTTAAATACTCAATAAATAACTTTAACAGGATGGTTGATGTTTGCCATGATTCATCTGGTCGCAAATTATGGGGGCAAATATCAAGTGAAAAATCATCAATAAATTTATTTAGAGCTTGCGATGAGAGAATGAGTATAACTCTTATCCATGAGATTTTGCACGGGGTAATTGATGGATTATCAATTAGAGAGTTAAAGGATGATAGTGGATGCCACAATGAAACTGCAATAGAGCAGCTTTCCGTTGGCATTGCTGAGGCGTTAAATTCGATTGGATTTCTGGATATTGTGTCAAAAATTAAGGAGTAATTAAATGGCAGAGGGAATTAAAACGGTAGTGTCGTACAAACGACAAACTGCAAAAGGCACAAAGCCAACTGCAACTGGTGCAACTCGATTGCAGGAGTTTAATACTTTTGCGCTTAACGAAACGGTGGATGTTAAAAACATCGATGTAATGAACGCATCGCAGATGCGCTCTGATGTCGTTATCAATGGCAATAAAGTTGACGGGAGCATGGCTGGTAAATTAGGGCCTGCGATGTATTTTGACTTTATAAAGGCTGCATTGCGTCAAGACAATGGTTTTACCGCAACCACGGGCGCAATTACCACCTTGTCGGCAACATCAACCACGGGGGCTGCTGGCACGCTGGATATTTCCACAGGCTCTTTTGTTTCGATGGGATTTATGCCAGGGACTAGCGTCCGCTGCACCGGATTTACCGCGCCAGCAACTGCAAATAACTCGCGCAATTTTTACATTTTAGGGGTTGCTGCACAATCGCTATCTGTCGTTGCATTGGATGGCGATCCGATTGTGGCAAAGGCTGCTGGTGATACCATTACTTGCAGTATGACTGGCGAGTGCTTTGCAGTGCTTCCAGAAAATCAAGTAAAGCCCTATTTCTTTTTTGAGAAATATCATCCTGATGTAACAAATACACCGTCTATGCAGTATTTAGATTGCGTGGTTACTGGGATGGATATTGATGCAACGGCAACGGATGTTCCGTCCATCAGTTTTACGATTATGGGTTTAAGTGCCGATAAAAAATCAGTGCAATACTTTACAAGCCCAACAAATACGCCGGACAAGGGTAAATACTCCAAAGGTCTATTTTATATAGCAGTTGATGGTCAAATTGCTGGGTGCATTACATCCATTAAATTGAGCCAAAAAGGGAATTCGGATTTTGGCGCGGTGTGTATGAATAGCCGCAATCCA